CCACCAGCAAAAATGTTAAGTTCTCCACGGCTAAATCCACCATACAAGATCTTGTCCATTTGTGGCCAGCCGGTTGACACTTGCCCACCTGAATTAAAATATTTGTCAATACGGGCTCTCGGGTCGCTCCAGTAGTCTGTGCCCATATCTTTGGTTAAACTGATCTGCACAGCGTCTTTAATCAATTTTTCTACAGGATCGTATTCGCCTTTCTCCAGCAAGTCAGCTGACTTTAAAATTGCACGTTCTAGTTCTTGCCTACGAGTAAATTGTTCAAACTCGGCCATAAACCATTCAAAATGACCTTCGTTAAGATCTGGAACAGTTTGTAGCTTTACTCCGGTACTGGCACCAATTTGATCAACTGTGGGTAGGGTTTTGTATTCATTGCTGTGCTGGGCAATGAACTCTGCTGCAGGTCTTAGACTGCGATCAAAGTTTTCGGGATTATAAATGTTTTGAACACGCACATAGCTCTCTGCGTCTTGCAACATCATTTCTAAGAATAGTTTTTGGACATCAAGCCCGTAGTCTTTTAACAAGTTGTTTCTTCCTTAGTTCTATTTTAATCTTACTGGTTTCTCGGGCCTGCATTATAGTTAGCAAGGTTGCTAATCTGCCTATACGAATTACTGCATCGTTTATATCTTTACACCCTGCCGGCCACTCGGGCATGCTTACAGCCCATCCTAGTTCTACTGCACGATCCACCAACCGCATACCAGCTTCGTCTTGATCTGGCACCACTACAACGTCACGTCCAAGACTGCGTATTAGTCTAACTTGTGCGTCATTGATTTCTGCGTGTAATACTGCAAGTCCATTAATGCTGAGAGCGTCAAATACCCCTTCGCACACAATCACCGACTGCCACGTATCTTTTTGTAAGTCTGTTCCAAACACATAGCCCGACGGTATATCTTGGATATACCTAGGCGTCCTATCATCTAAAAATCGTGTAGTGTGTCCGACCACTTGACCGTTGTAGGTAAACGGAATTACAACACCCGGACGTGGCATGGTTTTATACAGGAACGGGTAATCTAACGGTATGCACCTTTTCTGCAGGTATTCTTTTGCCGAATCGTTTAGCGGTTGTGTTTCTGCTGGCAGGTCTCGATCTTCAAATTCAATTGACTGTAATTTTTGTATTACTTCTTGCCGTTCATTCAACAAGCCCTGTATTGATCGTTGTTTCAGGCTTTCAAGATTAATACGTTCAATTTCTTCACCAGGGACATTTAACCACTGTAGTAATTTTCGGGCTTTGAATGTTAAATTTCTCCCCAATACAAAACTAGCAGTATACCCACAGTTAAAACAATGATACGACCAAGAGCTATCTGGGCTAGGTTTAATACCGCCACGTTGTCTTTTGTCTTGTGTGTCGCCGCGGTGCACACAACAGGGTGCGTTGAAACTGATCCAACCTGAAGCAGTTTGTTTTCTTTTACCGGGCAAATATGCAACTACATCTATCATCCTTTAATTATACAGGAATCTATGTGAGAAATCAAGCGATCACGTATCAATTGGTGACCCAGTTCGTTTGGATGATTACCAGGTTTACGATATGTTGCTGGCAGTTCTTTCAAAAACCATTCACTAAAACTCCAGTCCGGCCAGGCCAGAGTTTTGGCATGGCTTACCAAACGCATGGGTTTGGCTAGATTAAACTGTATCAAGTTGAGCCCTTGTCTGGCGGCCACACCATCAAACAGCAAGACTGTTTCTTGGAAACGCAGAGTCTGTGTTTGTCTACAGTCAGTCAAGACTGTTTGTTGTTGTATCAAGGGTTGCCAGTCGGTATTGACGGGCCAGGCACTGTGAACAAATCGATTCCAATCCGGGTCATCCGGATACATGACCTTATTGGGATCATAATAACTAAATCTAGCAGCATCAGTGTGTCCTACAAAGATCAGGCAGTCTTCAGGGCGTGCTTCGTGGTCCAGCCACCAGAGAAATGTCCATACAGCACTTTGCAGACTCCCGCCTGGAATGCCGTAGTTTTCTACAGGTACGCCGTGGTGTTGACCCAGCAGTCCCAAGAAACAGTTTTGTTCTCTATAAGGTGTATTTTCTGTTAAGTCAGGTCCACATCTAGGATGTGATAGCAGTGTGGGATCAATTAATTCGTCACCCCAGATCCAACTGTCGCCAAAACCTACAATTTTCTCGAACTTCATTTATCTGTAGAACAGATCCAGAACATAGCCAGTACTGATAATGACCATGGCTCCCTGCTGACTAGGAGCAACCGGATAGTACGGTGTATTGACGCCGGCATTGGGTATCAACCAATAACCAGAACCCCCATTGGTCACGGTAATTGTTTCAATTGATCCAGTGTCACTAATAGTAGCTTCAGCTGTGGCGCCTGCTCCGTCGCCAACAATGTTGATCTTGGGTGGTGCCAGATATCCTTGCCCGGCATTTTGAACTGTGATTGAAGTAACCACGCCGTCAGTGCAGGCAGCATAGGCCTGTGCCGGAACGCCTTGACCTCCTGGCACAGCAAAGATACTGTTGTTAAAAGCCAGTCGAACCAGAGGGTACCAACCAATTATGTTGAGATAAATGGTTCCGGTCTTGTTGTAGTAAGTGACGCTTTCGGCCCCGGTTGGATTGTCGACAGTGACGCCCAAGGGCACATTGTAAGGAACTGATTGATAGTTTTCAGCTGCTTGTGCCTTGATTGTGCCAGTGTAACCGTCCAAGGTCATTTGCACTGTGGTCACAGGGTACTTGGGCACAATAAAACTGCTGTAGTATTCGGTGTTGAGGAAACTGTTCCAATAGTTGGCCCCATTGGGGTTTCCGCCCCAATACCAGTTGGATCCTGGATAATTGCCAAAGCTGGTACCGTCGGCTGAACCTTGAGCACTGAGTTTGGTGGTGGGTACGGTGAGTGGTGCACTGGGCACATACTGTGGCAACACACTATTAACTATGTTGCAAGGAGCACGTCCACCTGACTGTGCATCAGTGAATACCGCTTCGTTTAGGTTGCCACTGGCTCTAGTAATACTGTAACTGGCTGGCTGTGCCAACACGTCCAATAAATCCAATGCATTTAGTGTTACTTTGACTTGACCAGTTGGACCATTTAGTATTACCATAGATTTTTCCAACAGGATCACTGTGCCGTCAGTATTCAGCACTCGGAACATGAATGTGCTACCAGTCACATTAACTGGCTTTTCATTTTGATTGACAAATTGAAACAGCAACACATTGTCAACACCTTTGTTTATGGTCAGGATCTTAGAGTACACGGGATTATACCTGTAGGTAAAGATTGCAGGGTCTGCACTGTCCAGCGCCATGACCCGGGTTAACTGCTGATAGATATACACTTCGGTTGAATACATACAGCTTATTTAGTGGATTTGGTCAGGGTGCCAAATTTGGTCTCATAAATATCCTTGATTATGACCGACAATATCTTCACACAATTGGCCGACAAGTACCCGTTTATTACCTTGTGTGTCTACGCCACTCACGAATATGTGGGTATTATACAAAATCGCGACGACATAATCACCACTATTTACGACTTTGGTAGCATACAAAGTGTAGAAGAAAAACGCAGATTTTTGGAATTGGCCAATGTTTGGTGGTGGGAAAGCAATCGTAGCATACCCATCAACATATTCCTCAAAGGCGAATGGGACCCGTTCCGCGGATATCTGCGTACCTTTGTCAACAAAGATTTAGAAATCATGCACGGACCTGCTTGTAGTCTTAGCGAAATGGCCCGCAAAAAGTCAAAACGTAAAAGTATTACACTAGTAAGGAGATTAGATTGATCCGTAATTTTTTAGTCAACGGATGTTCCTTTACAGAATATATGGAACATCCAGACCTTCCAGATGGCAAGCATAAAACTTGGGCCACATATTTGTCGGAGTCTATAGCTGTGGGAAATCACATTAATTTGGCTTCATCGGGTGCTGGCAACGATTACATCTGTCATAGCACTATTAATTACCTCGAAAACTCCAATCTTGATCCGGCTGAAACCTTGGTAATTATTATGTGGTCTGGAATTTATCGCATGGATATTCCGTTGAACATTGACTGGTACAAACATTTTAGGTATGGCGAGCATTCTGTTTGCGAAACCGATGGAATCAGTCATTGGATCAGTAGTGGAGGATTCTGGGGTGGTTGGAGGAAAAAACCCAATATTCAACCTCTATTCGAGCATGCTTACAAAATTACAGATCCTGTGGATCATTGTATGAAAAGTTTGAGATATTTTGTCATGCTAGAATCATATCTCAAAAGCCGTGGTTACAAATTTTTGTTTACCAGTTATATTAATTACTGGCAAGATAATCTTCCGTATTATGTGATTAGAAATGAACCGCCTTTTAAAGATTCCCCCACTGCGGATCCTCTTATCGGTTATCACTGCAAAGATTATCCAATACTCAAAAACTTTGATTTCAGTAACTGGGTTTTTGTCAATGATCAACACGACACTATATGTGAGTTTTCACACACTCAAGATCCAAGATCTCCAGGAGAGGATGATCCCTCAACAATAAGTAACTGGCACCCGTCTTATAAAATGCATCAAAAATTTGCTGAAGAGATTATGTTACCGCGTGTGCAACAAATTCATATGTAGTGCCACCAAGGCCGCATAGCCAATAGCATGTGCATGTTTGAACACAAATCCCTTAGAATCATCACCGTCCCACACTGATGCAAACACTTCGGGCCATGATCTGTTTTGTAAGTGTGCTTTACCCGGACGAATAATACTGATAAATGCTGCCATCCTGACAATTGAATCTGGTTTCATTGTGGCCAGTAACTCTGTGTAATTGCCCACGTGTACCAATTGTTTTGTCCACTCAGAATCTGTCCATAATCTTGACCATGGTGGTTCTTGATCCAACAGTCGTCGGTAATGCTCGGGATCTCGAATCTGTTGATATACACTCATGTTTAACAGATCAATTTTAAAATAACCCAACTGTTCTGCTTGTTCATAATCAATGGTTGCACACTGATTTATAGGATCGTACGGTATATCTGTAACATACACACCACTATTATGTCTACGTACTTGGCCTTGATGTAACTGTCGTGCCGGTGTTGCTTGTATTAGTTTGAGCACCTGCTCTCTATCAGCCAAGTCAATATCGATATCAGCACTCATTACCAACCTGCTTTCTGTAAAATATCTTTGACATACTCTTGATCTGCTGGATAGTCTTGAAACTTTTTCATCCAGAAATCACTATCAATGTAAGGCCAGACCATGGCAATTTGTGTAGCGTCTAGTTCTGATAAGAACCGTTGACCGGATTCACAGTTGTAAATGATCCAAGGACTGATGCGGCCAGCAGTAACCGCATACACCATGCTGTTAGTGTTGCCATATCTTAAACAGTCATGCGGTGGATGTCCACTTTGTTCTGCCCAATCAATACCAAATTCAATAGCACGGGCCAAGGCATCGTTTACATTTTCTACACGCAGATAGTCGGTCAAGTATTCTGTATACACTGTATCCTTGGCCCAGTGATCAATTTTTTTGTTTTGTTTGAGCACCCACTCAACAAATCTTGCCGGATTAACAGCACGAATATCCACACAGTAACGACCAAATTTAACAAAGGCCTTGTAGTAAGGACTGTCAGCAAAGTCATCAAATGTCTTTAGTTTAGCACTACCCTGTGTGAGTTCATAGAACTTTAAGTAAGCATGAAACCCAAGACGCACTCCAGGTTCATCTTTTTCCATGCGACGACGACGCGGCTCGCAACTATGCACCGCAAGACTAGACTCTTTCATAAAGTCCTTGCGACAATACTGACAGGTATATTTCATTTCTTTGTTTCTTGTCCGGCTTGTTTTAAATATGTGTCGATGTCTTTTTTGGTGTTGAGTTCGGCCATCAACGCAATCTCATCATCCTTGTAGTGCGGATACAATTCGGCCAACTGCTTGCGTATGCCTGAAGCTCCTGCTTCTTTTTTCTTGGGGGCGATCCAGGTATGTCGCTGTTCGCCCAATCCTGGACTGACTGCTGTGGCACACAACCACTGTAGCTTAGGGTGACGGTTAATGTCAAAG